TGGAGATTTGCACAATTTGGTAAAACAGTAATTGCTAGTAATGGTACTGAGATATTACAATACTGGACAATGGGAAGTTCTACAGCATTTGCTGATATTGCTACAAGTCCTGCAGCAAAATCTTTAACAGTAGTACGTGATTTTGTAGTAACTGGTAATATAAGCACAGGAACTTTAGGTAGTGCTACAGTACAATTTTCAGATATAAACGATGAGACAGATTGGACACCAAGCGCATCATCTCAAGCAGGTAGCCAGGTAATTGCAGATGGTGGTAACATACAAGCAATAACAGGTGGTGAATTTGGCTTAGTATTTTTGGAACGTTCTATAAGTAGAATGTCATATGTAGGTACACCTTTTGTATTTCAGTTCGATACTATATCAAGAGGCTTAGGCTGTATAGAAAGTGGTTCCGTATGTCAATATGGTAATCTATCATTCTTTTTAAGTGATGACGGATTTTACACATGTGATGGTAATGTAGTTTCACCGATTGGTAACTCTAAGATAGACCACTGGTTTTTTGAAGATGTAGATTTAGCTCAGATTACTTCAATGAGTTCCTCTATAAATCCATCTGCTACTATTGCAGTTTGGAATTATGCAAACGTAGGTGGTGGTAGAACTATATTGGTATATAACTGGCTACTAGGCAAATGGTCAAGAGTAAATACTTTGAGTACAGTTGTAGGTAATATAGCAACTGTAGGAACGACTTTAGAAGGTTTAGGTACCCTAGGCTACACCGACATAGATACAATGCCTGCATCGCTAGATTCTAGGCTTTGGGTAGGTGGTAAATTTTTATTTGCAGGAGCTACAGGAACTAAAATTTCTACATTTACTGGCTCAGCATATAATTCAGAAATAGTAACAGCTGACTTAGAAGAGGGATATAACTCAGTAATTAATTTAGTAAGACCTCAAATAGATAACGGAACTGCTAATATATCTATAGCAAGCCGTAGAGAATTAGATGATGCAATAGTTTTTAGTTCAACATCTACAACGTCTAGCGAAGGTCGAGCTGATGCTAGAAGTGCTGGAAGATACCATAGAATAAAAATACAGCCTACAGGAAACTGGACAGATTGCATGGCAATAGATGTAGATTTTAAACCTCAAGGTAATAGATAATTAACATTTTGTCATACTACTGTAATAATTGTAGTATAAAATAAAATCAAAAACATTCATTAAAGAGAGATAAATAAATGGCTAGAATGTATAGAACATTACCTTACCAAGGAGCTAAAGATTTAAGACAAGTATCAGAAGTAGTAAATAATGCAATGCTTGGTAAGATTAATTGTTCAGGACAAGTAACACTTACTAATGGAGGTACTAGCACTACATTAACAGATGAAAGATTAGGATATGAAAGCTGTGTATTCTTATCACCAACAACTGCTAATGCATCTGTAATGAATCCATATATATCAGCTAAGGCTAATGGAAGTTGTACTATATCTCATACAGCATCATCTAATGCAGATTTAATATTTGACTATATAATTATAGGTTAGGAGAAAACATGGCACTAAAAGTATATGTTGTACCTCAACATCTTATACAACAATATTGGCATTATGCAGAAAAGTATATTGCTAAAGCATTAGAAAAAGGTAGTGGAGAGTTTACTACAGACCAGTTAAAATTAATGTGTGTACATGGTCAGCAAACATTACTACTCTCTATGGAAGATGATAAATGTTACAATGCAGCAACAGTACAATGGATTAACTACCCTAATGATAGAGTTGCTTATGTTACTTATGCAGGTGGTACTAAACTAAAAGATATAATGAATCAATTTATTAAGTGGGTAAAAAACAACGGTGGGACATCTGTTCAATGTTCTACAGGTTACAAAGCAATAGAACGACTTTTTGAAAGATTAAATTTTAAACCAAAATATAGACTTATGGAGCTAAAACTATGATGTACGATTATTTTCCAGAACTAGACGGACCTCAATCAGAGGATAACGGTAAGTTAGGGAGAAAACTATTTAAAGGTGGTGGAGGTGGTCAAACACAAACACAGACACAATCTATAGACCCAATGTTAAAACCATACATTACAAAAGGGTTAGATGAGGCATCTAGGTTATATGATGCAGGAGCGCCTGATTATTTTCCTGGCTCAACAGTAGTAGGTCCATCATCACAAACTACAGCAGGATTAGCAGCTCAACAAGCAGCAGCTATGGGAGCAAGCCCACTTATAGGAGCAGCACAAGGTCAAGCATTATCTACTATACAAGGTGATAGATTATCAGCAGGTAATCCTTACTTTGCAGATATGATGAGAAGTGCAGCAGCACCTGCAATAGACGAATTTAATACAGCTATTGGAGATATTGGTAGTAGAGCATCAATGGCAGGTAGATATGGTTCTGGTGCTATGTTTAATATGGAAGATGCAGCTAGAGATAATTTAGCAAATGCTTTAACAAGTACAGCAGCAGATTTATCTTACACTAATTTTGCTAATGAAAGAGCTGCTCAAGATGCAGCAATAAATGCAGCAGGAACTACTTTTGGTTTAGGTATGTTACCAGGTCAAGCACTAACAGGTGTAGGTTCAACATTAGAAGGTTATGACAGACAAGCGTTACAAGCAGATATTGATAGATACCAGTATGGAGCAAATGCACCTGCTAATCAATTAAATCAATTTTTATCTGCAGCATATGGAGCACCAACACCAATGTCTACAACTACAACAAGTTCTGGAGGTGGTAAATAATGGCACATGCTACTATGATAGGAGCAGGAACTGGAGCGTTAGTAAATCTGTTACGTGGTGAAAATGTATTACAAGGTGCTGTTACAGGAGGAGCCATGGGAGCAGGAGGCTCAGCTTTAGGCTCAGCTTTTGAAGGAATGAATATATTAGGTCCAGAAATGTTAGGTGCTGAGTCAGTAAGTGTAGGAGCAGGAACAGATGCTTTACTAGCAGACCAATTAACACAAGCAACAGTAAATCCTGCATTAATGAGTCCTGAGGCATTTGCAGCATTACCAGTAGACCCAACAAGTGCAGCATTACCTAAGATGATGACTACTCCAACAGATTTAGGTGGTATGGGTGCTAACTTTATGGCACAAGCAAATGAAATGGCACCTTCTTTTGATATTAGAAATAGTAGGGTAAATGATTTAGCTAAAAGAGGTACAGATTATTTTTCAGAAATGACTGAAGGTATGGATTTAGGAAACGTAGGTGCAGAGTTAGCGTTAGCTGAAATGATGAAACCTCAAGAGCAAATACAAGTACCTGCACCTAATTTAGCACCACCATCAACATTTCAAGCTCCTGCAGGACAATTAGATATTAATGTACCTGGTGGTATGGGTTCATTAACTGAAGATGAAATGATGCAATTACAATTAGCTCAACGTAACTCTCTATTATAGGAAAAAATAATGGCAATAAACTTAGACTTTTTAAAAGGATTACTACCTGAAGATACAAACGTGTTTGGTGCAAGTCCAAATAGCAATGTACAAAAACTTCAGCAAATGGGTCTTTTAGACGAAGATGCTTTAAAAAAAGCAAGACAAAAATCTTTATTCCAAGGTATTTTAGGTGGAGTAGTTGACTATGTTGCTACACCAAAGAATAAGAATTTTGGTTCAGCACTACCATATCTAGGCTCTGCATTTAAAACTGGTATGGGTGCATCACAAGGTGTATATGATAGACTGCTAAAAGAAGGAATGAATAATCAACAGTTAAAGCAGTTAGCTGATAAACAAAAAATACAAGATTTAAAAGATAGAATGTTTACAACTATTCCAGGTAAAACTATACCTGGTAAAACAATGCAAACTCCAGGTCAGGCTATAAACAGAGTAGGTCCAGATGGACAGATGGCAATAGCTCCTAACTTAGCAGGTAATATAACAAAAACTGCAGATGTAGTAGTTCCTGAGCAAAGAGTATTAGATAAAAATGTGTTGCAAGAGTTACAATTTAGAGACCCTACTTTTGCTAATGCAATACGTCAAGGAGCAAACATTGATGCAGATACACGATTAAAAGGCGCTCAAGCAGGTGCAGCTAAAGCTAAAACATTATCAGACACTCTTAATTTGAGTTCTTTATCACGTAAAGACTATACTGATGCATCATGGAGAATGTACTCTACACCAGGTCAGGCAGGCTATGGTGATACAAGAGTTTTAAGAGCTAATGAAAAAGATTTACAAATTAAAATAGATAAAAATAACATAGATATAGCAAAAGAGACCGCAAGACTAGCATATGAATATGGGCAAGATTCAGCCGATAACTTTACAAACTCTTTGAAAAAGAATAACCAACAGCTAGTATCTAAAGAAACAACTACAACTGCTAAGCCAGAAATGGAAATGATGGTATATGACCCAACTGGTGATAAGAGGTATCAGCCAGGTCAGTATGTTACATTAGAACTAAGTGGCTCAACTATAATACCACGTGTTTTTGACCCTGCATTAGTTAAAGGCAATGCAGATGAAAAGAAAATTGTAACAGAATTGAAAAAAGAACAGTCTAAAAGAACTAGAAGTTACCAGTCTATGAATGATGCTATAGAGCTAGAAAGGAAAAAAGTAAGACAGCTTATTAATAATGGTAATCTTGGAAAAATATTTGGTGCAGGTGGTGTTATAAGTAAGATTCCAGGTACTGAGTCAGCTAGTGATGCAGCTTTACTAGACACCATTAAGAATCAAGAATTTTTAAGAAACTTTAAAGAAATTAAAGCAACTGGTGGTGGTTTAGGTTCATTGACTGAGAAAGAGGCAGAAAGACTTGAGTTATTAGCAGCAACTCTTGCTACAACACAATCTCCTGAAAGAGCAGAGGAAATGCTAATAGAATTAGACCAAATATTAAGTAGAAGTATGCAGTTAGAGAACGAGCATTATACTACTGATTATGGACCAACAACTTATAAATCAATTCATACTTTACCTGATATTAAAAGAAGTTACGGTAAAATTACAATCAAGAAAAAGTAAAGGGATTAAATAACATGGCATTACAAAAGTTTGAAGTTACTCTACCTGATGGCTCTACTTACGAAGATGAATTTGATGATAGTTTATCAGAAGAGGAGATAATAGCACAAATTGAAAAACCTGCAGGAGCGCCTGACATAAATAAAGGTGCAGAAGGTGTTAGAAAGTTTGCACAAGGTTTAACATTTGGCTTTGGTGATGAGTTAGAGGCAAAGTTTAGACAGGCAGGTTCAAGAGCAGCAGACTTATTTGGTCCTAATAATGAAGGAGCCACTACTAGCGCTGACTACTACTCAACTGTAAGAGATGACCTTAGAGCTAAGGGAGATGAGTTTAGTAGACAGAACCCTAAATCAGCATTAGCATTAGAGCTTGCAGGAGGATTAGTTTTGCCTGGAGGTGTAGTAGGTACAGGAGCGAAAGCAGGAGTAAAAGCAGGACAAATACTTGCTCCAAGAACTTTACCTGGGGTATTAGCATCAGGTACAGGACAAGGTGCAGCATATGGTGTAGGCACTGCTAGAGATAATGAAAGTTTACTAGGTGCAGGACTTGAGGGAGCAGCATTTGGTTTAGGAGGAACAGCTCTTATGAGAGGTGGTGCAGGTTTAGTAGCTCCAAAACTAGCTCCAGATGCACAGGCTTTAAGAGACAAGGGCATACAACTGACTCCTGGTCAAGCCTATGGTGGTCTTACTAATAAAATAGAAGAAACTTTAAGTAATGTTTATGGAAATATTAACACAAGAAGGAATGAAGGGTTATTTCAGTTTAATGAAAAACTTGTTGATGACATTTTAAAACCATTAGGTAAAAAAAGCATTAAATCAGATGACATGCAGGAAGTAGTAGCTGCTGCTGATAGGTCTCTTGGTGAGGTTTATGAT